CCCGCAGCAGAGAAATTACAAACCGAATATCCAAGACAATCGACTCTGGTCAGTCGGTAGTCATCTGGCCAAATGGCATAGATGATAAGGATATAAATGATATGGTAATGTCTGGACTGGACGTGCAGTCTGTGATAGAATCAAATACATACTCTGGATTAGAAGCAAAACTTAAATTCAACACTTGGAAGAGAATATGAGCAACGGTACTAAAGTTAAAAAGAGAGATGGTCGAATTGAACCTCTTGACCTTGATAAGATGCACTTGATGGTTGACGAGGCATGTCAGGGTCTTGCAGGGGTCTCTGCGAGTCAAGTTGAGATGAAGTCAGGTATCCAGTTTTATGATGGTATCACTACTGCTGAAATCCAAGAGATTCTTATTAAAGCTGCTAGTGATCTGATTGATTTGGATCATCCTAACTATCAGTTTGTTGCTGCACGTTTGCTTTTGTTTGCATTGCGTAAGCAACTGTATGGCAAGATGAGAGAACTGCCGCATCTTGAAAAACATATTATGGATTGCACTGCTAAGGATGTTTATGATAAGGACATCTTTACAAAGTATTCCAAAGAAGAGATTGCTAAAGCAAATGGGTTCATTGATCATGATCGTGATTTCCTGTTCACTTATGCTGGTTTGCGACAGGTTGTAGATAAATACCTAGTACAGGACAGGAGCGGTGGTGGAGTCTATGAAACTCCACAGTTCATGTATATCATGATTGCTCTCACAATTTTTGCGGAGTACCCAAAGGAAACTAGACTCTCATATGTCAAACGATACTACGACGCAATCTCCAGACACCGACTCAACATTCCCACACCTATCATGGCAGGAGTGCGAACTCCACTTCGACAATTTGCTAGCTGTGTTCTTGTTGATGTTGATGACACCCTCGATTCTATCTTTAGCTCTGATATGGCGATTGGCAAGTACGTTGCACAGCGTGCGGGAATCGGCATCAACGCGGGGCGCATCCGTGGCATCAACAGTAAAATCAGAGGCGGAGAAGTACAGCATACTGGCGTTGTTCCGTTTCTCAAAAAGTTTGAATCAACTGTCAGATGCTGCACTCAAAATGGCATCAGAGGTGGATCAGCTACGGTCCACTTTCCGATCTGGCACCAAGAAATAGAAGATATCATTGTCCTTAAGAATAATAAAGGCACAGAAGATAATAGGGTTCGCAAACTTGACTACTCAATCCAGATTTCAAAACTTTTCTACGAACGTTTCATTAAGGATGAAGAGATTAGCCTCTTCTCACCGCATGACGTACCAGGTCTATATGACGCTTTTGGTACTGATAGGTTCGATGACTTATATGTGGGTTTTGAACGAGATGAGTCTGTTCCAAGAAAAACTATCGGTGCTCAAAAACTCATTCTGGACCTCCTGAAGGAGAGAGCAGAGACTGGTCGTCTGTATATTATGAACATTGACCACTGCAACTCACACTCCTCCTTTAAGGATAAAGTGAATATGAGTAACCTGTGTCAAGAAATCACTCTACCTACAGATCCTATCAACCATATTGATGACGAGTATGGTGAGATTGCTCTGTGTATTCTTTCTGCGATTAACGTAGGAAAAATTCACTCTGATAAAGAACTGGAAGATCTTTGTGATCTTTCTGTTCGTGGTTTGGAAGAATTGATTGACTATCAACAGTATCCAGTCAAGGCAGCAGAACTTGCTACAAAGGCACGTAGATCGCTTGGAATCGGTTTTATTGGACTTGCCCACTACCTTGCTAAACTTGGGTTTAAATATGATTCCCAAGAGGCATGGGATGCAGTTCATGGTTTGACTGAGGCATTTCAATATTACTTACTCAAGTCTTCCAATCAGATTGCAAAAGAGAAGGGATGGTGCGAAAACTTTGGTCGTACCAAGTATGCAGATGGTATCCTGCCGATTGATACATATAAGAAGGATGTCGATGAGATTACCAGTATCAAGTATGAGCATGATTGGGAGGGTCTTAGGCAGTCTATCTTGGAGCACGGACTCAGACACAGCACTTTGTCCGCACAAATGCCTTCGGAGAGCAGTTCCGTTGTGTCAAATGCAACAAACGGAATTGAACCTCCTAGAGACTACTTGTCCGTTAAGAAGAGTAAAAAGGGACCGCTTAAGCAGATTGTTCCGTCGTATGGATCCCTGAAGAACAACTATACGCTTCTGTGGGATATGGAAGACAACTCTGGTTATATCAAAATTGTATCTGTGATGCAGAAGTTCTTTGATCAGGCAATTTCTGGTAACTGGAGTTACAATCCTGAGCACTTCCCTGACAATGAAATTCCCATTTCAGTTTGGGCAAATGATCTCTTGACTACATATAAGTACGGTTGGAAAACCTCTTATTACCAAAACACTAACGATCTAAAATCAGATGAGGTAGAAGACGAAAAACCAAATATCGAGAACCTGTTAACCGAATTAGAACAAGCCGAGGAGGGAGAGTGTGAATCCTGTGCAGTTTAAGATTTCTTCAGTAGAGGACAATAACATGACTAAAGTTAAGGGCATGACAGTCTTTAACACCGAACAAGTTAATACTAAAAAACAACCGATGTTTTTCGGTAAACCTCTGGGAGTCCAGAGATACGATTCGTACAAATATCCAGTCTTCGATAAACTCACTACACAACAGTTGGGTTATTTTTGGAGACCAGAAGAAGTCTCACTGCAAAAAGATCGTGGGGATTATCAAACACTTCGTCCAGAACAAAAGCATATCTATACCTCTAACCTCAAGTACCAGATTATGCTTGACTCCATTCAAGGGCGTGGTCCTGGGATGGCTTTTATTCCTTACTGCAGTTTACCTGAACTAGAGGCATGTATGGAGGTCTGGGGATTTATGGAGATGATCCATAGTCGCTCTTACACCTACATCATCAAGAACGTCTACAGTGATCCCTCTGAGGTCTTCGACAAGATCGTAACTGATGATCGCATCCTAGAGCGTGCTAGCAGCGTCACAGAGGCATATGATGACTTCATCAATAGTGCTCAGGAGTATGGGACTGGTAACTGGTGGAAACCAGACTGGAAAGATTCTCCATCAGCTCAGTGGGAAATAAAAGATGTCAAACGTAGACTCTACCGTGCAGTAGCAAATGTCAACATACTGGAAGGCATTCGCTTTTATGTCAGTTTCGCTTGCTCTTTTGCATTTGGTGAACTCAAACTTATGGAAGGGTCCGCTAAGATCATCTCCCTTATTGCAAGAGACGAGAATCAACACCTCGCCATCACCCAAAACATTCTGAACAAATGGGCAGCAGGTGATGATCCTGAAATGAAGCAGATCATGAAGGAAGAGGAAGAGTGGACTTACAAGGCATTTGATCGTGCTGTAAATGAGGAGAAGAGGTGGGCAGACTACTTGTTTAAGGATGGATCTATGATCGGTCTGAATGACAAACTTCTCCAGCAGTATGTTGAGTGGATTGCTAATCGTCGTCTGAAGGCAATTGGACTTACCCCTCAATATGATATTGCTGCTAAGAACAATCCACTGCCTTGGACACAGCACTGGATCTCTTCTAAGGGTCTTCAGGTAGCACCACAGGAGACGGAGGTTGAGTCTTATGTTGTAGGTGGCATTAAACAGGATGTCAAAAAAGATACGTTCTCTGGATTCCAATTGTGATGAAAGAACTCTCAAAAGAGGACCAAGATTTATTGCGTCTTGGTCCTCAACCATATCTTCCAGATCAAGTTATCAGGTATCAGTATCTTGTGAAAATGCTCACAAAGGATGACAAATCGAAAAAAGTTGCTTAAATAATAGAAGTAGCATCTCCTTTATGCCACGCAACGAAATTTCCGCAATGGAATTTAAGACAAGAGTTCTGAAGATAAAGAATGAACTCTTTTGGGAAGAACACCAATACGGTGACGAGGCACGGGGTCTAGCACATAAATATCTCAATATGGTGCTGGACGCAATTGATGAATATCGATTATGAAAATCCCTGGATATATCGTAACAGACCTTTTTCTAGTGACGATATTGACGACTTTTATGGTTTTGTGTATAACATTACCAATCTCCAGAACCAACGACAATACATTGGGCGAAAGTATTTTTGGAGTCATCGAAAACCTCCAGGAAAGAAACGCCGAGTAAAAAAAGAATCCGACTGGAAAAAATACTATGGGTCTTGTCCAGAACTTAAAGAAGACATTGAACGGATGGGTAGACAAAATTTTAGTAGAACTATCCTGTCACTACATAAAACACCTGGCAAAACAAACTTCGAGGAAACAAGACAACTCTTCATCCACGGAGTCCTCACCGAATCCCTTGACACAGGGGGACCTGCATACTACAATAGCAACATCCTCAGCAGGTACTTCCGAAAAGACTATTATGAT